TGGTTATTTATCAGAAGTCATACTTATTGATGGACAACAACTAGCACCAACATCATTTGGAGTTTCAAACTCAGACGGAGTGTGGGCCCCAATTATATATGAAGGAACCTTTGGCACTAATGGATTTAATTTGCAGTTTGAAAATGCTGCAGCACTTGGAACAGATTCATCACCTAATGGTAATAACTTCACGGTTAATAATTTAACATCAATAGATCAGTCAACTGACTACCCTGTAGTTAATTATGCAACATTAAATCCTATAAGTAATGGTTCAAATACAACTCTTTCAGAGGGTAATTTAGTGTCAACAGGAAATACTGCAACAGATAGTGGAATGTCAACAGTTACACTACCTATTGCTTTTTCTGGTAAATGGTATTGGGAAATGAAAATAACAGGTTCTCATGCTGATTATCCTAAAGCAGGAATTTTTAAAAATTGGGAAGCAATAGCACAAGGAACTATGAATGGTGCAAGTGGTGGAGCATTTCAACTAGATGCTTATATTCAAAAAGGTTTGTCAACTTTAGTTTCAGATGATGGAAATATATCTATAACTGCACCTGCTAATGATCAGATAATTATGTATGCTTTAGATTCAGTTAATGGAAAATTTTATATAGGCAATAATGGAACTTGGTATAATAGTGGCAACCCTACAAGTGGTNCTACTGGCACAGGTTCAGTTTTAAATTTAACTTCTGGTAATATTAATATGATAGCAACACATGAATATAATGGAAGTAAATCTAATTGGAACTTTGGCTCTCCACCTTACTCAATCTCATCAAGCAACGCAGATGGTAATGGCTATGGAAACTTTGAGTACGCAGTCCCATCAGGGTATTATGCAATTAACACGGCAAACTTAGCGGAGTTCGGATAATGGCTTATACAACAATAAACGATCCAACAGATTATTTTAATATAGTTCTTTATACAGGTAATGCTTCAACACCTACTAATATTACAGGAGTTGGCTTTCAACCAGATTGGGTATGGATAAAAAACAGAAGTGCATCTGAAAACCACATATTAGCTGATNNTGTTAGAGGTGCTAATAAATTATTAGAATCAAATACTNCTGATGCTGAATTATCAGATTCAAATTATATAAAAGCATTCCAATCTGATGGGTTTCAAATAGGAAGTGAAGGTGCAGTTAATGGAAATAGTAATGGAATTGTATCATGGAACTGGAAAGCTAATGGTCAAGGTTCTTCAAATACAAATGGCTCAATAAACACTACTTATACTTCAGCAAATACAACAGCAGGATTTTCAATAGTTGCTTTTACAGGAACAGGAAGTAATGCTACAGTTGGTCATGGTTTAGGAGTTATACCATCTATGATTATAGTTAAAAATTTGTCTGTTACACAAGAGTGGGCAGTTTATCACGCATCTTTAGGTGCAACAAAATATTTAGAATTAAATCTAACTGGTGCGTCAGGCACAGCAAGTAATAGATGGAATAATACTTCTCCAACAAATTCAGTTTTTTCAGTTGGTAGTGATGCAAGTGTTAATGGTAGTAGTAATAATATTATTGCCTACTGCTTTGCAGAGAAACAAGGCTACTCAAAATTTGGAAGCTACGCAGGTAACAATAATGCTGATGGAGCATTTGTTTATACAGGATTTTCTCCTGCGTTTTTAATGGTTAAAAGATATGGAGGTGGAACTCAAAATTGGCTTATTTATGATAATAAAAGAAACCCATTTAATTTAACTAGTTTAAACTTAAAACCAAATGCAACTACAGCAGATGCAACAAATAATGGTGTAGATTTATTATCTAATGGTTTTAAATTTAGAAGTAATGATGGAGATAGTAATGGTTATTCTGATGGATACATCTACATGGCGTTTGCTGAACACCCTTTTACATCGAGTACGGGAACTCCTGTTACGGCTAGATAAATTATAGGAAATAAGGTATAAAAAATTATGTCAAAACAAAACGGCGGAATAATAGGACCAAATAATATACCCACAGGAGCTTTCGGATCAGCTTCTGGAGTATGGAAATTATCCGATGCAATAAATTACAAAAGACAAGGAACATGGCCAGTAGTTTTAAATAATTTTCAAGTTGATAACTCATGTAGATTTAACACCGCAAGTTCAGATTATTTAACAAAAACATATTCTACAACAGCTAGTTCAAAAAAAATATTAACAGTATCAGCTTGGTTAAAAAGATCAACAATAGGTGTAATTCAAGAAGTATTTTCAGCTTCTAGAGCATCAGATGGATACCAAACAGATATGATTCGTTTTGGTTCATCAGATAAATTAGAATTTTTTTCATTTCCAAGTACAGGTGGTACTACTTCAGTTATAACAAACAGGGTTTTTCGTGACACGAGTGCTTGGTATAATATTGTGGTAATGGTTAATACAACAGATGGTACAGCAGCAGATAGAGTAAGAATGTATGTTAATGGTGTAAGAGAAACTTCTTTTGCTACAGGAAATTATCCTGCTCAAAATTCAGACCTACAGCCAATTGGTATTGCTTCAGGTACTGTTCATACAGTTGGTGCAGTAGGAACATCAGCTTATTATAGTGGTTATCTAGCAGAAGTAGTTTATGCAGATGGTCAAGCATTAGACTCATCATCATTTGGAGAATTTGATTCTCAAACAGGAATTTGGGTTCCTAAAATTGTTACAGGTTTAACATTTGGCAACAATGGATTTTATTTACCATTTACTAACGCAAGTGCTCTTGGAGAAGATTTCTCTGGAGAAGACAATGATTACACGGTTAATAACCTTACGTCACTTGATCAGTCAATAGATACCTGCACAAATAATTTTGCAACATTAAATACTTTAGATAATTATTATTGTGCTGGAACATTTAGTGATGGAAATAATACTATTGTTACAGGTAGTTCTCAATATTCTTACGTTAGAGGAACATTAGGAGTATCTCAAGGTAAATGGTATTATGAAGCAAAAGCAGTTGCAACAAGTAGTTCAAATGCTTGGTATTCAATAGGTTGGTCAGGTAATTCTCCTAGTGGAACAGCTGTACCATTAGGTAATCAACCAGATTCAGTATCTTATCAAGGTCAAAATGGAACAATAAGAATTAATGGTTCTGAAACATCTACTGGTACTACTTTTACAACAGGAGATATTATAGGGACTGCTTTAGATTTAGATAATAATCTTGTTTATTTTTATAAAAATGGAACATTAGTTAATTTAGGTGGAACTGCTATAACTGCTTCAGCATCAACAACAAATGGAGTATGGTGTCCTGCAGTGGGAGATTTTGATAGTTCAGGGACTAAAACTTGGAGTACAGACTTTGGCTCTCCAGTTTACGCAATCTCATCAGGCAACGTAGATTCTAGTGGACTAGGTAATTTTGAATATGCAGTTCCCGAAGGTTTCTATAGTCTATGTACAAAAAATTTAAATTTGATAGGATAGAATTATGAGTTATTCAACAATAGACAAACCAACAGATTATTTTAATACAGTTACTTACACAGGTAGTGCAGGTGGACAAACAATTTCTGGTGTAGGAAATCAACCAGATTTTATATGGGTTAAACAACGAGGAGATGCAGGTTACGATCATTCATTACACAATTCAGTTTCAGGAGTGTTAAAACAATTAATATCAAATTCAACTGCTGCTGAAATTACAAATAATGATACAGTTACATCTACTAATGCTGATGGATTTGTGTTAGGTGCTGATACTGCGGGACCAAATGCAAACTCAAACAACCAAGATGGAAAAAACTATGTTGCTTGGAACTGGAAAGCTGGAACATCATTTACCAATGACGCAAGTTCAACAGGGATAGGAACTATTGATAGTGCTGGAAGTTTTAATAATACTGCCGGATTTAGTATTGTGTCTTACACAGGTACGGGAAGTAATGGAACTATAAAACATGGTCTTTCAACTGCACCAGAAATGTACATAACTAAATCTTTAAGTAACGCTAGGTCTTGGGCAGTTTATAATCAAAATATAGGTAACACTAAAGCATTATTTTTAAATTCAACTGATGCACAAGATACTGATGCCACTTATTGGAATAGTACATCTCCAACTTCTTCAGTTTTATCTCTTGGTACAAGAAGTGAAATGAACCATAATGGAGAAAATTTTATAGCTTATTGTTTTTCAGAAAAACAAGGCTACTCAAAATTTGGAAGCTACACAGGAAATGGAAATGCTGATGGTACATTTGTTAACACAGGATTTAAACCTGCGTTTGTTATGATTAAAAATACTTCATCTGGTTCTACAAAATGGACTATGTGTGATAACAAAAGAGATGGATTTAATGATAACAACCATAGATTATTTGCAGATACTAATGATGCTGAAAGTGCATCTAATCCTTGGGAGATGTATTCTAATGGATTTAAAATGACCACTACAGGCTCTTTTGTAAATGCTTCTGGTTCAAATTACATCTACATGGCATTTGCTGAAAATCCATTGGTAGGTAGTAATTTTGTGCCTACAACTGCTCGATAATTAATGAATTTAATCTGTAGACAACTATATATAAATAACTTATAAGGAGAATATTATGTATGCAAAAGTAGAAAATAGCACAGTAGTTAAAGTTAATTCAAGTTTGGCTTCTTTTAATAATGCAGCACCATCTTGGAGTGCAGAACAACTTGTAGCTAACGGAATATACGAAGTAGTATATGACAGCACNAATTTAAAANACAACAGGTTTTATATCAATGGCGCAGAAAGTTTTACTTTCGCTAACGATGTAGTAACAGCAAGTTATGCTGCAGCAGTAGGTAAAACACTTGATGATGTTAATGCAGTTGACCAAGAAGGTAATGCTGTATTAGATAGCGATGGTGTTCAAATAATTATTTCAGGTGTTAAAACAAAAGAAAAAAATCAAATCAAAGCTCAAGCAGCAGGTCAATTACAATCTACAGATTGGTATGTAATAAGAAATGCAGAATCTTCTTCAGCAATTCCAGCAAATGTTTCAACTTTTAGAACAGCAGTTAGAACTAAATCTAACGAAATGGAAACAGCGATAGATAACGCAACTACAATTGAAGCAGTAGAAGCTTTATTTACTTACACAGTAGGTGCAGACGATGTTTCTTCTAGACCTTTAGGTGAATGGCCTACTTTATAGTACAGCACATAGCTTACTAAAACATTTGAATTCAACATAAATCTGATATACTACCTAATAAACAGGGTTTTATATGTTACAAAAATTAGGGTTTTTACCAGGGTTTAATAAACAAGTTACGTCTACCGGCGCTGAATCTCAGTGGACGGATGGAGAAAACGTGCGTTTTAGATACGGTACACCTGAGAAAATAGGTGGTTGGAACCAATTAGGACAAGATAAATTAACAGGTGCTACAAGAGGTTTGCATCATTTTGTTAATAAAGATTCTACAAAATTTTCAGTTATAGGAACTAACAGAATTTTATATGTTTATTCTGGAGGTGTGTATTATGACATACACCCTTTAGTTAATCCATCAGGTACAACTTTATCAAATTGTTTTACAACTACTAATGGATCAAACACAGTTACAATTACATTCCCAACACCACATAGTTTTAAAGCAGGAGACATTATATTATTTAGTAATTTCTCAACTGCAACTAATTCTAATTATACAGCAGCAGATTTTGATAACTTAAAATATATGGTAACCAGTGTTCCATCAGACACGACTATTACTATTACAATGGATAATAATGAAACAGGATCAGGTGCCACTACATCTGGAAGTGTTAAATTTTTTCAATACTATCATGTAGGACCAGCAGAACAACTTGGTGCGTTTGGTTGGGGTATCGCA